TTCTGATGAATCGGTTTGCTATGAAAACAATGAATGTCATGGTAGACCCTCAGAAGAAATTTATTTTGACAACAAAACAAGGAGAAGATAATGCTACTTGATGCAATAAGAAAACACGCCGAAGGACACATCGCAAAACACAAAGCAAATGTTCTTGTATATCTAAACAATCCAGCAGGGATTGGAGAACACTCAGACATTATTGATGCCGTTGAACATGAACTTATGGAGATGGCTAAGTATAATGACCAACTAGAAATGTTGGATAAGTATTTCGTAAACGAAGAGCAAACTCAGTATACACTTTTCTCTTGACAAACCCCTCTAATGGTGGTATATTTACATAATGAAGTTTTACACCCATGTCGCCCAATGGGGCAATCAACTATTAGTTCGTGCTGTAGAGAACGGTGTTCGTAGTAACTACAAAGTTAAATACGAACCCACTCTCTATGTTCCTGTAAAAAAAGATACAGGATGGAAAACATTGGAAGGTAACAATGTTGCCCCAATGAAGTTTCTCACAATCAAAGAAGCTAAAGAGTTCGTAGATCAATACGAAAGTCAACCACACCTTGTGTATGGTATGACACAGTTTCCATATACCTACATCTCAGAAACATATCCTCGCCAAATCGAATATGACAGTTCGTTGATGCGTATTGTCACGATTGATATTGAGGTGGAGTGTGAGAACGGTTTCCCAAATGCTGATCAGGCACTTGAACCAATGCTTGCGATTACAATCAAAAACCACGATACTGGACGCATTAAGGTTTGGGGATTACACGAATATCACAATGACAGAGAGGATGTTCAATACATCAGATGTCAAACCGAGCGTGAACTGCTTGCACAGTTCCTTTCTTGGTGGGAAAGTGATCACCCAGACATTATTACTGGTTGGAATACAGAGTTCTTTGATATTCCCTATATCTGTAACCGTATCAAATCAGTAATGGGTGAGGATGCAATGAAGCGTCTATCGCCATGGGGTGTTGTCAACTCTCGTATGGTGAACTCTGGTTATGGACGCAAAGATCAAGTCTATGACATTCTTGGTGTTGAAGAACTAGACTATCTTCAACTGTATCGTAAGTTCACTTATTCCAATCAAGAATCATATCGACTTGACCATATTGCTCATGTGGAGTTGGGTGAACGCAAAGATGAAAATCCTTATGAGACATTTCGTGAGTGGTATACTAACGACTATCAATCTTTCTTAGACTACAACATTCAAGATGTGGAGTTGGTGGATAGACTTGATGACAAGATGAAACTGATTGATTTGATTTTGACTATGACATATGAGGCAAAAGTCAATATGTCTGATTCGTTCACATCAGTTAAGTATTGGGATGTTCTTATCTACAACCACTTGCTTAAGAAAAAGATTGTCATTCCACAGAAACTTGGCCATAAGGCAAAGGGTGACAAGTATGTTGGTGCATATGTAAAAGAACCACAAGTGGGGCAACACAAGTGGGTTCTGTCTTTTGACTTGAACTCTCTGTATCCACATTTGATTATGCAATACAATATTTCACCAGAAACTTTGATGACACAAGTTGCAGATGGTATTGATGTTGACTATATGCTCGACACAAAGAAACTGCCTCATATTGATAACGCAACGATGACACCGAATGGTGCAATGTTTTCAAAACAACATCAAGGCTTCTTGCCCGAGATGATGCAAGAGATGTATAATGATCGAACCATCTACAAGAAAAAGATGCTCGAGGCAAAACAACAATATGAAAATACGAAGGATGCTAAATATCTAAAAGATGTTTCAAAGTTTACAAACATTCAGATGGCACGAAAGATTTCATTGAACTCTGCTTATGGTGCAATTGGTAACGAATGGTTTAGGTATTATGATTTGAGGATTGCAGAAGGTATTACAACTTCAGGCCAACTTTCCATTAGGTGGATTGAGAAGTCTCTGAACTTGTATCTCAACAAACTTCTGAAAACTGAAGGAGAAGATTATGTCATTGCGAGTGATACGGACTCAGTATACATTACTTTTGACAGATTGGTTAATAGTGTGCTTAAAAAGAGAAGCGATGAATCGGAAGATAGTTATCGTGGGAGGGCTGTGGACTTCCTTGATAGAGTCGCTCAAGAGAAGATTGAACCTTTTATTGATAAGAGTTATCAAGCTCTTGCTTCGTATGTAAACGCATACGATCAGAAGATGCAGATGAAGCGTGAGGTGATTGCAGACAAAGGTATTTGGACTGCAAAGAAAAGATATATCCTCAACGCATGGGATGTAGAGGGTGTTCGATATAAAGAACCATCCCTAAAGATTATGGGTATTGAGGCAGTTAAGTCATCAACCCCAGCGCCATGTCGTGATAAGATTAAAGAGGCACTAAAGATTATTATGTCTGGCACAGAGAAAGATGTGAATAACTTCATTCAAGAATTTCGTGAAGAGTTTATGAAACTACCCCCAGAAGAGATTGCCTTTCCTCGTTCTGTGAACGGTATCGCAAACTGGAGCGATAGTGCAAACATCTTTAAGAAGGGAACGCCAATGCATATCAAAGGCGTTATACTTTACAACCACTTTGTTCGTCAACAGAAACTTACAAACAAGTATCCACTCATCCAAGAGGGTGAAAAGATTAAGTTTTTGAATATGCGAACACCTAACCGTATGCAGTCGAATGTTATTTCTTTTATGACAAAGTTACCAAAAGAACTTGACATTCACTCACATTTAGACTATGATAAGCAGTTTGAGAAGGCCTTTATTGAACCTCTCACTTTTATTATGAATCAGATTGGGTGGAACATTGACCGTTCATATGGAACACAGATGACACTTGAGGAGTTTTTTGGATGAAATATATTCCCTATACACTACAAGATGTGAACAACGCATCGGCACAAAATAAGTTCAATGTTATATCTACCTTTGCTGGTGGGGGTGGTTCTTCTACAGGGTATCGTCTTGCTGGTGGTAAGATTCTATGCGTGAATGAGTTTGTAGAAGAGGCACAAAATACATACAGAGAAAACTATCCAGATACACCTATTCTGCCTGGCGATATTAAAGAACTAACTGGTAAAGACTTTTTGGATATTACAGGAGTAAAACAAGGCGAACTGGATATTTTAGATGGTTCGCCTCCTTGTTCTGCATTCTCTGTTGCTGGTAAACTATCACATTCTGCCGATGGTAAACACTCAGATGGGTGGGGGCAAACTAAAAACTATTCAGATGGTAAGATGGTGGAAAATATTGAGGACTTATTCTTTGAGTTTTTGCGAGTTGCAGATGATATTCGACCTAAAGTTATTGTTGCAGAGAATGTGAAGGGGTTGACTATTGGTGAGGCAAAACAATACTTCAACAAAATCAATAATACATTTGAAGATATTGGATATGATGTTGTTGCAAAGGTATTAGACAGTCGTTACTTTGGTGTATCACAAACAAGAACTCGTGTTATCTTTATTGGTTTGAGAAATGATATTACAGAGAAGGCTGGTTACAACTTTATGACTATTGGTAATGTGTTTCCAGATGAAAGTCCAGATGTTATTCCATTGAAAGATGCACTTGTTGGATTGGAGTATGACCCAGAAGAGGTTGAATATTTAACTAAGAAGTTTACCAACACTGCATACTGGAAAGACACCGGCAGTAGAATGGAGATTGATCCACCTAAAGTTCTAACTGGTATGGACTATCATCCAAAAGGACATCACTTTAACTTGAAAAGAGTTTCACAGTATGCCCCTGCTCCAACTCTTACTGCGATGGGTTCTGGTGATACAACTGCTGGTGCATTCCACTGGGCAGAACCTCGCAAGTTGACATTGGGCGAATTAAAGCGTATAATGTCTTTACCAGATGATTTCAAACTTACAGGTAAGTGGAATCAAAAGGCAGAACGCATTGGTAGGATGGTGCCACCTTTGATGATGAAGGCGATTGCAACATCTGTTTATGAAAAAGTATTGAAGGAGATATAATGGCAGACTTTACATTTGCACACAGAGAAGAGGGTTTTGATGACCATATTGAACATAGTATTCGTGGGTATGGAAACCTACTAGAAGATGTAATCGCATTGTCTCGTTACTTTGTAGAGGATGATACTAATGTTGTAGATATTGGTTGCTCTACAGGTAAACTTACTAAGGCCCTTTTGGAAGAGAACCAAGACCACTGTTGTGATGCAAACTATGTTGGAGTGGAAATTGCAGAGGGGTTTTTTGGTGATTTGGATAAAAGATATGAAGAACTTACTTCTATGAACCCTTGGGCCTCTGTTAGTTTTGTAAAGGATGATATTCGTAACTACGAGTTTGAAAACTGTTCTCTTGTTACATCTATCTTCACTTTACAGTTTATGCCCAAGAGACATAGACAGACGGTTATTGAAAACATTTACAAAGGACTGAATGATGGTGGTGCATTTATCTTCTCAGAAAAGACTATCTGTGAGAATGCAAACTTTCAAGATATGTTGACATTTAACTATTATGACTATAAAAGAAAGTCTTTTGATACAGAAGATATTATGGATAAAGAAAGAACATTACGACATATGATGAAACCAAATACTTGGAATGAAATCACTGATATGTTGTATAATGCTGGGTTTAATGACATTCAACCCTTTTGGAGAAATCATATGTTTGTAGGAGCGATTGCAGTAAAATGAAAGAAGGAACAATAGTAACACTAGTAATGAATAATGGAATGGAAATCATCGGCAAGTTTGTTGCAGAAGATTTCACCACAATCACACTATATAGACCGAGAATGGTTCAGGCCACGCAACAAGGCGTGGGGTTAGTGAACGGAATAAGCATGACCGGCAAAGAACCCGAATCAGACTTCTCTTTTAATAAGACAGGAGTGATGTTTATGATTGAGACTGTGAAGGAACTTGCTACAGGTTGGACATCACAGACTTCTGGTATTGCAGTTCCACAACAGGGCGGAATCATAAAGTAATGAATCAGTTCATTCAGACATATGATAATGTTATTGATGAGTCGTTTGCAAAACAACTTATCGCAATGTTTGAGGAATCACCAGAACACCATGAAGAGATTGTTCTTGATGGTCATCGTTCCTTTAACCAAGTAACATTACAGAACCATCCAGAATGGGAGCCGTTTGTTAAACCATTGCAAGAAACATTCTTTAATTATATTGATAGATATTGTAAAGATAGTAATGTGACTGACAAGATGTTCCCAGAACAATTTGCATTTGAGGCATTTCGTATGAAAAGATATATGCCCAATGATGTAGATGAGTTTGCAGACCATGTTGATGTAGGAAACCATGATTCTGCTCGTAGGTTCTTGGTATTCTTTTTATACCTTGATGACAACGAAAGAGGGTTTACAGACTTTCCACAGTTTCATATAAGAGTAAAACCAGAGACAGGTAGGATGTTGATGTTTCCCCCAATGTGGCCATATCTCCATGCCGGAACTAAACCAGTGAAAAAACCTAAGTATATCATAGGGAGTTATTTGCATTATGTATAGGTTTGTAGAGAACAAAGATAAGACTTGGACAGGCATTGGACTGACTGAAGAGGCAGGCAAGTATCAAGGGGTTGTTTATCGTTACGGTGAAGTTAAAGTAATTGAGAACGAA